TGTGGCGACAACCGCATTGCCAGTGCGAATGTTAAAGTCACTCCCGCTTGTTGTGCCAATAAAACTGTCACCAACACTGCCGCACTCAAACACCGCAATTGTGCCCGCAGGGTTGGTTATCCTTACCCCCTTCGTCCCGTCAACTGCCGCACTTGCAACAGCAATATGCAACTTAGCCGCAGGCGAAGCAGTCCCCACCCCCAAATTTCCACTTGAATTTAACACCATTGAATCCGCTGGTGCAGTTCCCGCCACTTGGAAAGCGTCCGTGCTGCCAGCAGTTCCCGCACCTTTTACTCGGAATGTGCCGTCGGAGGAAATACGGGCGCGTTCTACAGGACTACTACCCGCAGTTGTTGAAAATCTTATGCTTCCTGTCTTGGCGGTAGTGTCGTCAGCCACCATTGTTACATAAGCATAATCATGCTCTGCACTAGTATTACTCACGCCTCGAAAAACCAATGTAGTGCCCGAGCCATTTGCAGTTCCAGCATTACGCATTGCCAAAGTTGATGAAACTGAACCAGAAGATGTTGTGGTTGCTGTAATGCCGCCGTTATTGGTAACAACAACTGTACCGCCCACAACAAGACTTGAATTTGCATCCAGCGTCATGGAAGACGCTGGAGCAGACCCACTCAACTGAACCGCGTCAGTGCTGCCAGCAGTTCCTGCGCCTTTTACTCGAAATGTGCCATCGGAGGAGAGGCGGGCGGCCTCAACACCGCCTTCAGAAAAAGCAATAGTGTCAGCGGCAGGGAAGAAGATACCTGTGTTGGTGTCGCCTGTAGTGGTGATGGCAGGAAGTGCCGCTGTGCCAGCTTGGACAGTTGTGACACCTGTGGCTGACAGCGTAGTAAAGTTACCTGTGTTGGCCGTTGTAGCCCCCACAGTGCCGTTAAATGGGCCAGCCAAGCCACCAGCAGTAAGGATCGTGCCGTCAAACGTCAGATTGGCTGAGTCCACCAACAAACCTCCTGTGCTTGCGAAAGGCACGCGAGTAGAGGTCAGCGCAGAAAGAGTGATGTTGCCAGACGATGTCAGGCCAGTCAATCCAGTCAGAATGCCTGCATCGTTCAAGATGCCAACGGAGTTCTGGATCAACTTGCCCGTGGTGAGGTCAAATCGTGCCAGGGCGTTATCGGTGGCCGAGGCGGGTCCAACCACGTCGCCCGATGCACCCGCTGCCGACGCCAACAGCGTAACCACGGCAGAACCGTTTTTGTAATACAGCTTCCCATCGGCGTAGTTCAGCGCAAGTTCAGCACCGTTTACACTGCTGGTGAGGTTAGCGGCTATAGGTACACTACTCGCAGTACCGGATGCGTATACAAGAATAGGTGTGAAGCCGGTTTGTGCCATTTTTTTTTCCTTAGAAAGCGCCGCCAAAAATGCCACCTGTAATGGCGCCGGTTGAGGCGTTTGCGGTTATCGACGAGTTTACCAGTTGTGGAAGATTTCCGGAAGTAGTCGTAACAAATGTCAAATAATTTGTCGCGCCGCTTGTGACGGCTGTGATGTCAGTGTTAACGGTATTGGTTGCAGTCAAATTTGCCACCGCAGTGGTCGAGGCCACTGAAAACGGCGCAGTACCAGTCGCAATAGTTGATGCAACAGTGGTGAATGATGCCGCACTGCCCATTACTGCAAAAGCGCCAGTAGAGCCCGTATTGACCGCCAAAGCAGCCGCCACACCCGTGCCAAGCCCAGTGATTGAACCGATCGATGGTGTGACCGTTGTGTTACCTGCAATGGTCAACTGACCTTGTGCATTAACAGTAAAAGTTCCGACTTGCGTTGCTGACCCATATGCACCCGCAGTCACCGCAGTGTTTGTGATGCTGAACTGAGTGCCGGTGAGCGTCAGGCCCGTGCCTGCTGTGTATGTGCCAGCACCAGAAAACTGCTGCCAAATAATGGCGTCCGTGCCGACAGTGTTCACCGGCTGGGTCTGAACCCAACCCGTACCGGCGTACAGAGTCCCGTTCGTGACGAACGAAAAATCTCCGCTTGCAATCTTAACTGAGGTATCAAAATCCGTCGCCCTGGTCAAAACCGTGCCGCCCGTGGCCCAGGTGTAGATGCCGTTGTTTGCCTGCGTCGCCTCGTTCTTGACCATCAGGCGGTTGCCGTTGAGCAGCGTGTAGCCATCCACCACCGTCAAGGGCACGGAAAGCGTCAAAGTCGCACCAACCCCCGCCGTTCCGTTGTTGTACGTCACTGTGCCGCCAGTCAGCGCAGCCAGCGTGTTTGGCGTTGCCGCATCGCACGAGGCATGGATGTGCAGACCCTCGGCAACGGCGTCCACATACTGCTTGGTTGCCAGTTGCAGGGCGGTTGTAGGGTCTTGAGTGACCGCAACAGATGTCAGGCCACCCAGGGTGAGGCTGGACGCTCCAAGGCTGATTGCGGTCGTTCCAATGGTCAACGATGAGTTGGTCAGCGCCCCGTTGGGAATGTTGGTCAGCGTATTGGCCGAGCCGCTGATTGACTTGTTGGTCAGCGTCTGCGTGGCCGTGTTTGTGGTGACCGTGTCAGACCCTACCGTAGCGGTGGCCATGTTGAACGCACCACCCGTCACCGTCTTGCTGGTGAAGGTCAGCGCGGTTGGCAGTGAAAGGACAACAGTGGCCGTACCCGTGGCGGTGATTTCGTTGGCCGTGCCTGAAACCGAAAGCACGCCGCCAGACAGGGAAAATTGACGCCATGCGCCCGTCGAGTAGCCCTCGTAGGCTCCATCAGTCGAGTTGTAGCGGATCTTGCCATCTACACCGGCGGGGCGCTGTCCCAACGAGCCAGCAGGGATCTGGATTGCACCAGTACCGGGGATAGTAGGGTCGGTTGCCAACCCGATGGTCGGATAACCAGTCGTGCCGTTAGCGTTAAGCACTGAAGTCTGACCCGCCACGCTTGCGATCTGAGTTGCAGAGATTACACCAGCTGTGGTTATAGTCAGCAGACCGTTAGCACTGAGGTTGGCCAGATTTAAAACCTGACCAGCCAAAGATATCGTCGGGTTCCCGGCAAGTCCGTCGCCGTTTACAATTGATAAACCAACCCCCGAAACAGCCATGGAACGACCCGCAATGGTCGTTCCAGACGTTTTGACCTGAAACCCATTGCCTGACGTCACTAAGGATAACAAAGCCCCTGTGGTCGTTATATTTAACACGCTCTGAGCGCCACCATCAACGGTTGATAGCCCGTTTATTGCGCCTAGATAACGGCTATTATTCAGCGTAGGCTCTTGGTTCAGTGTCAGGAACGTTTGAGTCAGTACAGGGGAAGCGGCTAACGCTGCCGTGGTGGTTCGAAGCGTTTGACCGTTTTGGACGATGGCGACCGTTTCTGTTCCTGTTATAGGTCCAGCCGGGGGTAGTTGAGTAAACGTAATATTCGGCATATCACGGAGCCGGGGTAGGAGGTTGAGGAGAAAGACCGTCCAAGTTACCGTCGTTTTCGGGTACGTTGGTGTTCTGCTCGGGGGACAAAACATACCCGCCGTAAAGACCGGAACCCACGAGGTTGTTCGGATCAACAGCGACCGAAACGTCGGGGCGTGGGAACCGAATAGTTATCCGTTCGGTTTGCCGCGCCGGAAGCCGGTATGGATCTTTATTGTCCGCACACCCTTGGTTGCACACCCTGAGACCCGGGAAGTTCGGGTCGGGGCGCATCACCGAGTGGGCGCGCTTCATCTTGCAACGGTCGCAGACCGCAATACTCAGCGTTGAATTACCTCGGGTATCTAGGAATATCGGCATAGCTAGCCTTACGCCGTATACACACCAATAGCCGGAGCAAAATAGATCGGGGATTTGTCCCGCTCTTCTTGTTCGGCAAGGTTGGTGTACTCATTGGCTTTCGATTCTAGGTACTTCACGCGCTCCAGATCTACTGCAGGAAGCTCCAGCGACATGCGATGCGAAAGCTGCATCAGGATGGCTTCGTACCACCGCTGCGGGATTTCAATCTCGTTCGTCAGCGCCCCTATGTCCATCACCTGCCTTGAATACCACACGACCATCTGCACGAATGTATCGCTCGGAACAGGCCACAGGTACAGCGACGGCTGGGGGATCGTTCGATTGAACCAAAACTGAAAAGGTTGGTTGGCCGTGAAGTTCTTGTTGGGCAGGTTCGTGTAGTCGTCACGATTAAGGCGAGCCATCGTGATTTCGGTGCTGTTGTTACCAACGAAAAACTCGCGAAGAGTTAGCGTCGTACCGCTTGTGGCCCGAATACGGTAATACTGCACGTCTTGCCCGGGATTAATGTCGTACCACAACCATTTGTTGTCAGTCACAGTGACTGAGGCAACGCTTTCGAGAGTGACCCAAACAATACCGTCAATACTGTACTCAAACACAAAAGACCAAACGGCGGAGCCGCCGCCCGCTACGTAAGGTAGCACACCGATCGAACCCGCGTAGATGGGGTTGTCAGTCCCATAATTTACCGCTATATTCCCGTTCGCCGATGTCTGTATGCACGCGGTTTGCGTATTTCCATCAAAAGCGTTTGCCGCGATACCACCTGCTGACGATGTGTACCCGTTGTCGAAATTCGGAGTGGGCCTATTCAGGGTGCGGTAAAGCGCATTGAGTACATCAATAGAACCCTTGGGAAGCGCGTATATGTAGTTATTCGCCTCCATTCCAACCACCATCTTGTCAATCGCCCAGTAATTAATACCGATATTCGACAAGTTAGTGAGCAGTATGAAAAGCGACTCACGTGCGGATAACTGCTGTTCGGAGGTTAGCTCTTCAGCGAGCTTGCCGCATCGACGAGCACCGTGGTCAATAAACGTTTGAACGTTCAGTACCGTTTGACCTACAGTATCGGAATATGCCATTTATCACCATCCAGGACAGTTCCAACGTTTCATGGATGCGCGTGAACGACTGCCTTCGTCGCTTTTCTTTGCAACAGGCTCCATTCTAGCGCAAAAAGAATCTCGACGAGACCCACCTTGGGGTTGTGGTGGTTTTAAATTCGCACCAGTCGCTCGATTATACTTGGCTCGACCTTTAGCTGTCAACCCAGCGCCTTTGCTAGCAGGTAGCTTTTCGCCCCGGCCAACTGCGAGGTTGACCTTTTTGCGGCTCATTTTGCTTTCGCAGTCTTCGCTGACTGTTTAAACGCTGCGGGCGTCGGGGCACCTTTGCTACCGACTTTACGCATGCGCTCACCAGAGCCCTCAGCGATTCTCTCGCGCTTGGCGTTGATGTTCGCGTACAACCCGCCTTCTTTCATCTTCTTCGCCGTGAACACTTTATCAACTATTTCCATGCGCTGTGGCTTGGTCGTAACATCGTTGATAATTGCAAGACGCGCAGATTTGCTTTTTGATGGCTCATAAAAACCGGCTTTTTTTAAAGATTGCGCTACACCGCCATCTTTCATTTTCTTGTCGGCATTGACAAATTCTTTGCCGACTTTTTGTGACACACCACCGAAGCCGCCTTTGGTGTTAGCGGCAGCTTGCATCAAACGATGTTGGGCTGGTGACTTGCTTGGCATAATCAACCGTAAAATTTAACCATCTCAAGGACGATGGTGTAGAAGTCGCCATTAGTAGCATCAGCAGTGCTGAACAACACATCACCAGTTACGCCAGCGCCTGCGTTATTAGTCAAACCGCCGAACTTATCAAAATCCATCGCGTATGCAGAATTTTGCGGCACACACCAGCAAAACACATCTGTGGTTGCATCCCAATAAATTTGTACTTCCAAACCATGCGTTGAAGCATGGATCTTCGTGATCGCTACTTTGGTGCAAGTTCTGCCGGAAGCACTTGGTGTCAGCGCGGAAACATCTACTTTTAAAACTTTGCTCTCACCAGTTCCATCAGAAAGGTTTGTGAATTTCATGATCGCCATCCGCTCTCCATCAAAGAGCGTCTGACTTGCGACTGCATCAGCCATATTTTTCTCCCAAAAAAGTGGGGGCCGAAGCCCCCACTAAGTTCAGCAATCTACCATTCCACCGCGTTTGAACGTGCCGGACAATTGGCTTATCGCTACAGGCTTGGACTTGGCCTTTTTAGGCATTGCTACAGCGTGGCCGGAGTTATTAACTGCGCCCCCCGCAGCATAATGCTTTTTTGCGGCGCCACCTTTCATGTAGCCACCGTGCATCATGCCACCGTGCATCATGCCTTTGACCTCACCGCCTTTTTTCATCTTCCCCTGGCCATCAGCAGCAAAGCTGGGGACCATTTTCCCGCCCTTTTCGACCATAGCCATGCCGCCATTTTTGTAGCCGCCAGCATTACCCATTTTCACATCACCGGTTGGTGCGGAATTTGTATCGGCGTGCGCGGTACTGACTTTGCTGGTCTTGGTCGGACGGAATTTGATGGTACCACCGTCTTTATAGCCGCATTGACCATTCACTACACCGCCGGTTTTGTACGCGCCGGGCTTTGTGCTTTTGGCAATGCCGCCAGTCTTTAGCCCTTTATGGGCCTTGGACGCGGGCATGTCCTCGTGCTTGGAAAGCTTTTTGCCCACACCTTTGATAGCTTTCATCTCGGATTTGTGCATAGACGGAGACTCAACTTCCCCGCCCTTTTTCATCGGGGCGGTAGGAGGCATCGCAGCAGGAGGCATCGCTTCTGGGGGCATCGCAGCGCGACGACGCATCATCTTCTTAGCAGCCATCGCTCGGGCAGCAGCAGGATTTCCCATAGGGGTAACCATGGGGGTTTGACCCGCTAGTGCACCCATCACGCCACCATCCATCATTTTTACAGGCTTTTTGTCGCCCATCTTCTTAACGCCATCTTTTTTCATGCGTTCGAAGTTAGCGGAACCGCCTGTTTTCAGATGCAAAGTGACGCTGGGTTCTGTGGTCTGCATCTTGACCATAGGTTTGAATTGGCCCATGATTATCGCTCCTTCGCAACGAAAATGTAGTCCACGGTCATCGTCTTAGCAACAGCTTCACCGTTCTGGATCGCAAAGGTTACAGTCAGATCTTCGTCGTCGGGCAAGTTGGTCGTCACCGAAGTGCCGAGCACAGAGCCGTTCACGGAGTATTGAATGGCCGAAGCACCATCGTAGTAAAAGCCCAAAGAAATAAACGTGTCATCCGCCATGGTGCCTACGGAGGTGGTGGTCGCAGTGTTGTTCTTCTCAACGACCAAGCTCACAGTGGTGGAAGCGTCGGCCTTGATGAAGAAGACGCCGTCGCTCACATCCAAAGGGGTAGTGTCGGTGATTTGCAAACCAACAACCAGATCGGACTGAGTTGCGTCGCTGACTTTGAAGCGAGCCTCGAAGAACAACTCTTTGCCAGAGGCGAAGCGAAAAGATTCGCCAACCTTTTGCAAGGACACGAGGTCATTGTCTGCGGCTGTGTTGGTGAGCAGAAGTAGACCGCCGTCACCATCCGTCAATGCCTGAGTAGCGCCCGCTTGAGTTTCAGTTACTGTCCAATTTCCGGCTGTGTAGTAGTCGAAATCTTCCATGTAACTGTGAAACTTGGTGGGCGCTGGCATTGCCAGATCAGCAAACGGAGAGTCTTCCCCGACGTTGGTAACACCATTGGGGAATCGAGTTACGAGCAGATTTGCCATTGTCTTTCTCCTTGTGGTGTGAGGGCCGAAGCCCCCACAAATGGTTTAGACGCCGGGGGTACCGTAGATCGCACGCGGATCAGTGAAGCCAACGTCGTAACGCTCGGTCGCTTTGTAGCGCATCGAGTCGGTTTCGAAGTCACCTTCCATGGTTTTCTCCAGCGCACGTCGCATCAAGAGCTTCATGCCCTCGGGAGCGTCGGTCTGAACCCACCATGCATTCGCGTTGGTCAAACGGGACAGGACAGCGGCACCCTCGTCGAGCAAGCCGATGGACTTGACCGGGTTGATGTCGTTGTTCGCGGTACCAGCACGCAACACCGACTTGAGCAGCACTTCGGCTTGGAAGACGTTGCCCGGGGCGACCACCAGTTGGCGGGGCACCAAGCGGATCTTCTTGCCGTTGTTGTCCACCGCCTGACGGATCTGGATCAACATTTGCTCAAGAGAGGTTTGCGAAAGGTTAGCGGCGGTGGACAGCAAGTTGCTGAACGTGCCGTTAACGATCGGGTGCGAAGCGCTGTTCAACTGCACGCCGTCGCCACCCGGGAAACTAGAGTTGAAAGCGCGGTTCAGCACGTTGGCCGACAGCGTTTCTTTAGTTTCGATCAGTGACTGGGCAAGGTGTTTTGCGTACACTTGGCCGATACGGATGTGGTCGCCGTCTTCCACAAGCACCTTGGTCAGAGCGAAAGCCAGACCGTAGACGTTGTAAACGTAACGCTTGAGGAAGAGCACGCCGCCCTGCTGATATGTGACCGGAGTACCATCAGGCAGTTGGGGAGCAGCGCCGAAACCGTACAGGACGGGCTCTTCGTGGTAGTTACGTGGAATACCGTTTTCCTCGCGGAACACACGGGACCATTCATCTTTACGTTGTTCGTACACGCCATCGAAGCACTCGTTGAGGATTGGCTCAACGATTGACCGAAAGTCCGTACTGCGCATTGGAGCAGCCATGATTTACCCCTTTTAGATCGCGTTAACGGACGCGTTGAATTGCGACTCGTTAATGGTTGCCCGCACAATCGTGTACGCGTCGCCCCAAGCATTGTCGGGGTAAGGAGCCAAATCAACAATACGCATCTGCGCGCTCGCGCCGGAGCCAGCCAAAGTGGTGGATAACGTGCATTGCGACAAACCAGTAGTGCTGGAACCAGCGGTGGTGTTACTCAAATCGGCTTGATCACCAATCGAAGTCTGGGCCAACGATCCGTCGGCCTGGATTTCGTAAACGATGTTCGGATCGTTGTAGAAATAGGCCACGCACGAACCCGTCTGGTATGCGGTGTTCGCAGGCCAGTAGTTCGAGACTCGACGACGCCCGGTGGTGTCGGTAAACTCCACGCCAACGAAAGCGCCTTGGAACGCATCCCCAGCAGCGGCAACGACCAACACGCCGCTCGTATTGAGCTTGACCGGTTGGCCTTTCAAGATGTCGGTGTTATACGCCGACGCAATACCGCCAGCCAGCGCTTGAGCACGATCCAAACCGGAGGGATGGAAAGCGGGGCGCAGACCGAACGGAGCATTTGTAGCAGACATAGTCTTTTCTCCAAAAGTGTTCGAAATCCGTCAGGTGAATACCGGAACGGGCATTGGTTGATCAAGCTGATTCAATCCTTCCCCTTCCACCATACCGAGCGATCGACCCTTGCTGTCCCTTGGTCCCATGTTTTCAAGCTGAACCCGAATTTTGTCGGATTCATCCTGTGGGGCGAAGTGGTGCAATTCCTCCATGATTTGTTGATAAATATCAAGTGGAATCTTGTACAGCAACATCTCATTGCACGCCACATATCCAGCCTGTTCACCAGCTTTAACTTTGTAGTTTTCAAAGCCCGGAACTTCGTCGATAGTGACAGGGGTATAACCCATGCGGAGACGTTTGTGGATCGGATCGTAACCGTTGGTGGTTGAGAGCCAGATCAAATGGTAACCCGCAATATCGGGTGGCTTGGGGAGGGATTCTTGAATCCACTCGTTCCGGAACATTCTGCGACGCTCCTGTTGACTAACTAATTCATCACTGGCGGCTCTACGGTCCTGCGTTGCGCGGGACTCACGCCCACCAGCTTGAAGATCTTTTTTGAGGCGGTCGTCTCTCATATCAACTCCTATTAGCGTTTAGACGGTCATATTCTGCGTACCTGCGAATCATCTTGTTGCGTTCGGCGACATTGTCCCACCGACCCGACTCTTTGATCGCTTTGACACGCTCGGGAGATACACGGAACTCCGAAGCTTTCGAGTAGCTTTGGGATTCCCGACCTGACCCTGTAACTGCCATCCTTGGCCTTCGTGTTGTAGATGACGACCTCTCGCCACTGTTCGCATTATAACGGTGCGGCAAATATTTTGTCAATCTATTATCTAACTCTTCCCAGTAATCCTCGCTTGTCGGGTCCCAGCCCTCCTCCACGAGCGACTCGTCGATTTTGACCGCCACGCGGCTATCGGTATCCTTCCCGTTGGGGTCGTACCAATCGTTTCGCGCCATCCAATTACTCGCAAGCCTTTTCAGCTTGGGGTCCGCCGCTTTAGGCATCGCCGGGGTAGCTGGTTGAGCAACCGCTTTTTTCTTGAGCGATTCTAGCGACTCGACTTGACGCCGTGCGTCGTACCAAGCCTCCTGCGCCTCGGCGAGCCCGGTACCATCGGCCATCTCGGTCGACTCTTTGATCTTCATCTTCGCGTATTGAAGCCGCACGTGGGCGTCCTCGATAGCTTTATCGATCCGCGCAACGTCCGCACCTGCTGTCCGTTTTTCCAGTACAGCCAGTCGTTCGGCCATGTGGTCGTTTTGACGCTTCAGCGTATTGATCAGCTGGTTGCTCTCGCTGATCCGGGCCTTTTGGAGCTTTTTCTTTAGGTTCCGCTCCTCCCGACGCGCTACTCGAATCGCTTCTCGTGCAGGATCGGGGTCCGGCGTATTGTCTTGACCACCATCGTGGTCATCGTCGGCATCATCCGACTGGTCCGAACGGTCATCACGGCCTTCTGGCATGGTCTGAGGCATTTCGCTCTGCGGTAAAACCACAGTTGCGGACCCATCCGTGCTTTCCGATACCTGCAATTCCACTTTTTCTGTACTGTTCATAGGAACGCCTTCACTTTCAGGGGGTCACCAGTAACTTTCGCAATTACTTCGTGATCGTTAAAAATGCTAAAAAGTGCATTGCCCCTAGTGTTGCCGGTCGTGAAAGGTACTTCCCACCGGTCTCCACCCCATTTGGGCATCCGCACATAGTCTCCGACGGCTATCCAATTGCCTTCCGGCCATGGCTCCATCGAATCGCGCTTTTTAAAAGCCAGTGGACCTATCGAGATGACCTTCGCCACCTGCGTGTTCCACTTTTCGGTTTCCTTCGTTTCCTCAGGCAACACTATCCCCGAACTGGTCACCTTCTCGCGCACCGCTCGCCACTGCACGAGAATCCTACCGCCTACTGGCAAAGCACCGGGATCTACCTCGGGAAATGCTTCCCGTAACTCGGCTTCATTCAAAGCCTCCGGCATAAGTTCAATTGTCAATTTCGTCTTCCTTTAGAAGATTGTTAAGAATGTCCAGAGCTTCTTCAAGCCCTTGGTGCTGCCCTACCAACCGCTGGTAGGTTTCGAAGTTGATGGCATGACCATCCACTAACGACCTCGCAATCGCCATCTTGCGCTCTTCAATAGCACCAATGAAGTCGCTGACGTATCGCATTATTTCTTTTTAGCTTGCATCAAAGCGCCGACCTTGGGCTTGTTGCCCGAATCGGTCCTGGAGGGCTCTTTCGCACCCAGCGAGGTGCCGTCGAGCTTCGCGCCCATGGCCATCCGCTTGTGCATGTTGACATCTTGACCCGTTTGACCCGCGTTTTCAGTAGCCATTGCGACCTCCTAAAGATTGTTGAGCGCCTTGCAGCGCAGCTATAGCAGTTTGCTCCTGCTCTTGTTTCAAGACAGAAGCGTCTTGCGACAGTTCTGCGGTCTTGATGCGTTCCTCGGTGAGATTGTCGGACGCGTTCGTCGCGATCTTGATCTGCATCTCCCGGTTCTTTTCCAACATGCTGGCCTGCAGCTTCGATTTTTCCATCGCCGCGTCCATCTGGTCCCTCTTTTCCCGCCGTTGCGTCTCGGCCATCGACGTTTGCAAGATCACTTGATCGCTTCCGTCCATTTGCGGCTTCGGTTTGTTCTGCTGCATCGTCTCGATCAGCTTTTGCAGCGCCGGACCGACCTTCGAGAACGCCTCCTTCGTGTCCAAATCCGTGTGCTGCGAAGCCACCGCGAACAGTTTGTCGATATCGCCGGTGATTCCGGGCACATCGTAATCCTCGACTTTCTTGCCAAGCGACTGTTCGACGTACCCGTTCATATGGCCCAAATACCAGAGCACCAAATGCTGCTTGAAGTGTTCGAGGAACATCGGCATGAACTGCGGCGCAATGATCGGCAACGAACCCAACATGGGGTTCAGCGCGAAGTCCAAGTGCGCTTGAATGTGCGCCAGCTGGTTCTGGTGCGGGTACGCGAACGCTGCTCGACCAATCGCCATCGCCGCGTTTTCATCCGCCGCGTGTCGCTCTTCCGGCTCGGCAATATTGGGCATCAATTCGCTCGGGTTCGGCACCTTCATCTGCTTCACCACCCGCTGAATCACCGCCCGCCGATCGAACTGGTCCGGGTATTTCTCCATCAGCGCGAGCACGGACTGGTTCTGCGCGAATCGCTGAGTCTCCGAGAATATGTGCGGATCGCTCACCGGAATCACATCGGTGCTCCGGTTGAAATCCTCGCGCTTGATCGGAAGCTCTTGGACTATGTCGCCTTTGCGCATGTCGTCGAGGTACCACCGGTTGATCCGCTGGAGAATGTTCAAGACCCGCGATTGGGACTGGTGCAACCTCGCGTGAATCGCCGAAAACACCGCCGCACCCTGCTCGATCAGCGCTTGGGTGGTCCCCACGGGTGCGTTTGAGGTGACATCGGCGATCTTCTCCTCGCTCGTGGTCACGACGCCCTTCGCCGCAGTGGTGAGCCAGCCAAGAAGATTGTAAAGCGTTTCGCTAGGTGGGTTAAAAGGCATCGGCATCGCGATTTTGCGCACATCATCAACACCCGGGGCACCCTCAATCTCCACCACTTGGGTCACCTCCACCTGCTGCGACTGACCCGAAATCTTTGCGCCTTTGAGCTTGAGCAGTGTTGCTGCATTGTTGATGTGGGCCGAATCCAGCAGTGCACGGAGCGAACCGGTGAGCGCAGCCGAAAGGCCACCGATGAGGTGCGGGAGACCAATCGCGTAAGCACCACGCCACGGGATAAACTTGAACTCGACCAGCCAGTCGAGCTTCGTCATGCTCTCGTCACCCTCTTCCCAATTGCGGTACAACCCGACCACCTCGGTGCCCAATTCGTCGATCATCAAAATGTAGGGCGCAATCTCCCCGCTGGACTTCTTGTCGTCCTCGATCGCCATGTTGACGTAAATGTGGTATACCCGGCGCAGCCCGTCCTCGTTATCGTCAAACGCCCTGCCCTCGATCTTGTCGTTCGCCTTTTGCGCTGCTGACTGCTCAGGCTCCATCGACGCGATTCCGATTTCAACGTCGCGGTACAACCCACTGTCGATCCGAAGCCGGAACTCCTCGGCGGTGATGTCTTGCTGCTCGGTGACCCGTTGGGCCGTGTAGAACGACCCCGCCGCGAACGGTAGCAGCACATTGTCGACCGGTACGAACTCGGCGCAGGGTCGTTTCTTGCGCTCGTCGAACCACATCTTCATGTACTGCGAACCACCCAGAGGCAGCTGAGTGAGCAGCTGCTCTTGCTCGTCCCGGAACTCCTCGATTTGCTCCGTCAACTGCCAGTTCATCCAGTCGCGTTTCCGCTCTGCCCGCTTCGTCGTTTCCTCGTCCGACTTACCCACCAATTTCGTGCGCACTGGACCGTCCGGCGGAAACAGTTCTTTGATCGCCCGCGATTCAAAGTCAATGCACGCCTCGGCCATGATCGGGTGTACCACTTTGCTTGCACCCGCGAACGTCGCGCCACCGGGTGCATCGTTTCCCATCCCGGTACGGCGCAGCCCCTCCTCGTATTTCTTGTCCCGATCCTTTCGCGCTTCGCGATCCTTTTCGACGTACTCGATGTACTTGAGCGCGATCTTGCCTAACTCCCATTCGTCCATGCTTTCGGACATGTTCGAATAGAAATCGTCGTCCTCGCGTGGACCGCTAAACTCGGACATTCGGACAACAGCGGACCCGTCGTCCAGTTCCTCCATTTCGGCAAATTCGTCTTCCAGGTCGAACACCAACCCTTCTTGGTCCTCGGGTCCAGCAGGCGTCTCGGTTTGCGGTTGTGGAAATTCGGTTGCCATAATGTTTATTCGCCTATGTGTTTCTCAAAGAACTCATTGACATCATCATACGATTTTTCGCCCCGCAAGAATTTCTGGTGTAGTTCCTGCGCCGTTTTCAACGGGAGGTCAAACGGATCATACCAAGATTCGTTGTAACCTGACGTAAAATCTCTCACACCTTGTTTAAATTTGCTGTACATTTCGGGGTCAGCCGACTTCATCCCTCTAAACGCTGATTTAAGCGCACTAGTCCCAGTATCCTTGGCTGGGTCCACACCAACCGCTACTTTAGCTACATCAGACGGTCTGAGCCAATACGGTTGAAACTCTGTAAGGCCTTGGGTAATACTCATCCCCTCATTCGAACCGAGAACACCCTCAATTTTCGCCGCCACATCTCTGACCTGTTTTTCGGAAACGCCTAATTTTTCGGCTATTATCGGAACATACTTGGAATAATCGGCTTCCCAATACCGCTCACCAAGCTTGCCCAATTCCTCAATAATAGCAGCGGGAACTGCCGCACCCATGTTCACCGGTTTCACCACAGTTTGCGCTGCCTGCGCCAATGTCGGCACACCCAATTCTTTCGCTATTTCTCCCGCAACCTCGTCGATCCGGCAAACATGCGCGAGTTCATCGCGGAATTGTCGAACGAGGAGGCGGTGGAGCTTTTCTACGACTGGCAGACGTGGGCACGCCCGAACCAGTTCATCCCTCCGGGTGACCTCTGGACTATCTGGCTTATCCTCGCCGGTCGTGGCTGGGGTAAAACCCGCTGTGGTGCCGAATTCGTCCGGTTTCACGTGGAACGCGGGCTCGCCGGTCGCATCGCGCTGATCGCTGAAGACGCAGGCGACGCACGTGACGTGATGATCGAGGGCGAGTCCGGCATCCTGGCCATCTCGCACCCGAAATGCAAGCCGGTATTTGTCCCATCGAAACGCCGCATCGAGTGGCCAAATGGGGCGATCGCCACGATCTACTCGGACAATGACCCAGAAACCCTGCGCGGACCGCAGCATGATCTGGCCTGGGTCGACGAATTGGCTAAATTCCGCAACGTCGAGGACATGTGGTCGAACCTGATGTTCGGCCTGCGCTTGGGGCAAAAGCCCCGGATCTGCGTGACGACCACACCCAAGCCCATACCGATCGTTCGTCGCCTGATTGACGACGACCGTGTGGTGCTCACCACTGGCACGACGCACGAGAATTTCAACAACCTTGCGCCCACCTTTCGTGACGAAATCGTCTCGCAGTACGAGGGTACGCGCCTTGGGCGGCAGGAGCTTTACGCCGAGGTGATCGACCCCGAGGACTACGGCATCGTAAAGCGCGAGTGGTTCAAGCTGTGGGACGCGGACCGCCCACTCCCCGAATTCCTGTTCATCCTGCAGTCGTACGATTGCGCCTACACCGAAAAGACGATTAACGATCCAACCGCCTGCAGCGTCTGGGGCATCTTTCGTCCCAACGACGACCGCCCACTCTGTGCCATGCTCATCGATTGCTGGGAGGAGTTCCTCGCCTAT